TGAGAACAAATGTTGGTGGTAATAGACATTACGAAACACCTAATGGCTCCTATCCTTCTATAACATCCGTACTATCGATACGAGATAAAGAAGGGATTCTAGAATGGAGAAAGAGAGTAGGTAATGAAGAAGCCAACAGAATAACAAAAAGGTCAACTACTAGAGGAACACATTTTCACAGTCTCTTGGAAAAATATTTCCTAAATGAGATAGATGACTTTTCTTCTTTTAGTGGAGCTGCACTTGCAAAAAATCCTGCCGTATGGTTTCTTTTCCTAGAAGCTGTTCAAATATTAGAGAAAAAGGTAGGTGATATTTACTGTATTGAAGATTACTTGTATTCTGATGAATATGAGGTTGCTGGTGCAGTAGATATGATTGCCGAATATGATGGTGTAACATCTGTTGTAGATTTCAAAACTTCTAACAAAGAGAAGAAAGAAGAATGGATTGAAAATTATTTCATTCAAGGAACTGCATATGCAAAGATGTTTACAGAAAGAACCAGTATTCCTTGTGAACAACTGGTAATATTCATTATGCCAGATAATGGTATACCACAAATATTCGTAAAATCAGTTGATGATTATATTCCACAACTAATAACGGCAATCGAAGATTTTAAAATATATCAAAAAAAGACTTGACTTTTCACATAAGTTGTGATAGAATAATAGTCATATTATTAACGATGCGAGTATCGTATAATGGTATTATTTTAGGTTTCCAACCTAAAGACTTCAGTTCGATTCTGAATACTCGCTCCAAATAATATAAATACTTAACGTATCCATTGGGGATACATTTAAACATTTTCTACAGGAGAAAACAATGAAAAAATCAGAGGCAATCTCTAAAATTATGGATCTAAAAGGTGTCCAAAAAGTCCAAACAATTATTGACATAATCATGTCAATAGAAAATTTCAAAAAAGATACACTAAATAAATTAACTCCAACAGATGACTATTCTGAGGGAATATGCTTTAGTGACTTATATGTAAATCTTACCTACCAAAGAAAACTCAAAATACAAACATTAATCAATAGATTATGTGAACGTGGTTATTTTGATAAAGAGGCTGCAGGACATATTGATGTTGCAGTCAGAAGGGATGGAAGAAATTTTGTTTGGGATGGATTTCATAGATGTATTATGGCTGCACTTGTTGGTTGTACTAAAATGCCTTATTCTGAATTTAAACATGGTAAGGATGTTGATGATGATGCAGCTACAATCAAAGAAGCACAACTATTTGAAATGAGAAATGGTTATTCATCACCAGTATCGCCAGGAGAACTTTTTAAAGCTCAAGTTTCTGGAAATAGAGCAGAAGCATTGAGAATATTAAAAGTATTAAAGTCATGTAAACTAGATGTAGAAGGTACAAATCCAGATGTAGACACCTATGATTTAGGTGGATTTGCATTTTTCAGAAAACATTGGGAATCAGTTGATGAAAGACATCTTATAGATGCATCAGATATGATAAAACAAACATGGCCAAAAGTTAAAACTTGTTCTGTCATGTTGTTAATTGGTTTGGCTGCACTACTAGATGCCAATGATAATGAAGTATCAGTTAAAAGTGTTTCACTAACAGAAATTAGGGAAAAACTAAAAGAAATTGTTGGAACTGGTGCAGATTCAAAAAATCAATCGTATTTTACTGAAAAGAGACTTCAAGGTAAAAGTGCTCAATCTATTGCTCGTAATCTTTTAAGATATGGGGTGGAAGATTTGTACAATGATGATGGAGAAGAAGTTAGTTCTCTTTTGAAAAAGCTTCAAATAAATGAAGATGATGAGGAACTTTTAGATACATTATGATTGATTTGGGGGAGCTTCTGCTCCCCTTTTGACTTGACTTTTGAGATAATTTATAATATAATAGTACACATGAACAATAACGAATTAGACATTATTACACCAACAAAGTTCAGTTTATTGATTGAACAAATGGTACAGACAAAACACATATCATATATGGATGCTTGTTTGGAGTACTGCAAGGAAAAGGAGATAGAACCCAATTCCATTGCAAGGTTGGTTAATAAAGCATTAAAACAGAAAATACAAATGGAAGCTGAAGAGCTCCATTTTTTACCTAAAACAAATTCACTACCAGTATGATTTGGAAGCCTTTGATGCATACAAAATGTACTTGGCGATTAGGTTACATTTCCAATCACCAAATTACGATTTTGTAAAATATAATGGAGAAATAAAATGTACTAAAGAGTCCTTTATGAAAAGGAACGATAGGTACTTCTTTCACAAATTATCTAAGAGATATAATAGACCAGAGTATCAAGACTTTTTAGTAGCGAATTTTGTAACAGAAGATAGTGTCAATCCAAAGTGGTTGACAGGAGATAAAGCTGAAAGTAATTACAAAGAATGGGTCAAAATACAACAATCAATAACAAGAGTATTTGACCAAGATTTGAAAAGATGTATAGAATATCATAAACCTTTTGGTGGACTGTTTATGTGTGAAACTAAAACACATCCACCGATTGTAAAGTTGTTACTACAGAATAAAATATCTATAGTATCAGCTATTATCCTAGACTCTTTCCTTAATTGGATAGAGTTTACTAACCATGAAGTGAGTGAGGATTGGGTTTGGCCAAAACTCAGGAGTACACTTCATAATTGTCAACCTTTCATTAAATTTGATAAGGAAAAATGCAAGGCAATACTAAAAGACAGGGTAGAAAACGAGATCCAGAAGATATAATTCGGGAGAACGATTTTCTAAAACATAAACTAAGAGATTTGCAGAAGTATGTTCGTAAGTTGGAATATGATAATGCACTCTTTCAACGCAAACAACAAATCAACTATGCAAGAAAGAATAGATACAAGCAAGCTTGAACTTGTATACTGCTCTAAATGCACATACAAGTTGATGGTCAGAGGTGTAGGTAGTTATGCCTCTGATAACTTAATCCACTTGTGGTGGATTATTTTATGTCACAGACTTCACCATTTCTTTAAGGGTGAAGGATTTCGTGACTAAATAGTGATAATACGTTAATACGCTAATATAAACAAACAATACTATAATAAGGAGTAAATTATGTCATTAGCCGCACTAAAGAAACAATCCGATTTCTCATCACTTATCGATGAGTACAACAAACAAACCACACCACAAACCGAATCTAGGTCGTTTGATGATGAACGAATCTGGAAACCAGAACTTGATAAGTCAGGTAATGGTTATGCCGTAATTCGGTTTCTTCCTGCACCAGAAGGAGAGGACATTCCCTGGCAGAGAATGTTTTCACATTCCTTTCAAGGGCCAGGAGGCTGGTACATTGAGAACAGTCTCACCACTATCAACAAGAGTGACCCTGTTGGTGAAGCAAATCGTAAACTTTGGAACTCTGGTTCTGAAGCTGACAAGGAGACTGCTCGTAGACAGAAACGTAAGTTGTCTTACTACACCAACATCTATGTTGTGGCAGATCCAAAACATCCAGAGAATGAAGGAAAAGTTTTCCTTTATAAGTTTGGTAAGAAAATCTTTGACAAGATTATGGAGGCAATGCAACCTCAGTTCGATGATGAACAAGCAATCAATCCATTTGATTTGTGGAAGGGTGCAAACTTCAAGTTGAAGATTCGTAAGGTAGACGGATTCTGGAACTACGACAAGTCTGAGTTTGAGGCTGTAACACAACTGTTACCTTCTGATGAGGAACTTGAAAAGGTTTATCAGTCAGAATATCCCTTGAAACCCTTTCATGAGGAGTCTAACTTCAAGTCTTATGCAGAGTTGAAGGAAAAGATGGAACGTGTATTGGGAGAGTCAACAGACAATCGTACTGCTGAACAAGTTGCATCTGATATGGGAGAAGTTCCATTTGATGGTGGAAAACCAATTACTGGTGAAGCATCTGATACTATGGAATACTTTGAGAAGTTAGCAACTGCTTAATTTCTGAAGTACTTGTCGTTTATTGGGTTCAGAGAACTCGATGGCATTGCAACAGTTGAAGATCCATTACTAACATTAGAGGTTGGAGCATTTATTATTGTAGGTGCTCCGCCTCCCATTCCTGACATTGCAGTTTCAGTTTGAGCCTTTGGTAAAATTCTTCCAGATGCAGAAGGTACAAATAATTCAGGGCCATGTTCACCTACAAGAACTGGTGCTCCTGCACCTACGGGGCCTCCCATTGCAGCTGAATCTCCTTCCTCATCACTACCAAAACCTAACCATCCTAGAACTTTCTTTCCTGCATCACCTAATGCACCAAGTGATTCTGCTATTATTGCTTTAATATCAAAGTCAAATAAATCACTTAACCAAGTTACAATACTATCAAGTACAGAAACTAACATACCACCTATAGTGAAATTTTTTGCATTTGCAACGGCTTTAGCTTCATCACCAAATCCAAATAGGTCTAATAACCACTCTGTGACTGAAAGAAGTGCATCTTTTATTAGATTAGGAAAAAATGTTAATACGTTAAATGCAGATGCAAGTATATCCGATGCACTATCAAACTTAAACATTTTACCTAACCACTCTTTAGCTGCAGTTACTGCATTTTTAACAGTTTTAACAATAAAACCATCTCCCCCTTCTTCTTCAGAGCCCCAAGATAATAATCCTGTAATCCAACTTTTAACTTTAGTCCATACTTCTTCTACAAATTTCATTAATGACCATCCACCATCTTCTGTCGCTCCAGCTTCTGTTCCCCATGCAAATAAACCTTTAACCCAATCAACAACTTTATTCCATGTCTCTATAACAAATTCAGAAAATTTAAATGGTTCTTCTGGATCTCCCCATCCAAAAAGGTCTTTTATAAAGTTTACTGCTAAATTAAGAGGTAACATTATAATATCAACAAGGGATTTAAAAATTCCAGAAAGACTAGTATCCCTAAATGAAAATAATTCTGTTACAAAATCTATTGCTTTAAATACTGCATCTTTTATTCTTCCAACAAGATTGAAATCACCTACTGCAACAGCTGCAGAATCGAAACCGAAAAGTTCAAGTAACCAAACTATTGCACTTTGAATCATATCTGCAATACCAAATACGAAAAAGTCTAATAAACTTTTTACTGCACCACCAATACCACCTAATATTTTTTGAAACATATTACCTTCAGTATTCGCAAATCCATCCATAAATCCAGTAACAGCTTCCCAAAGTGCCATTATAACAGTAACAGGAACAAAGATTCTACCTAACATTTTAGCTGCACCTTTAACAAAGTTTATAATTTTTCCTATGCCTGGAATTTTACCAAATAATCCACCAATACTACTAAATAAATTACCTATTTTAGCAAAGAAACTACCTTTTCCTGTAAGTTTTGTCATCCATTTTGTTACCTTTTGTGTTAGTGGCCCCTCTTTTCCAGTAAATAGTTTTGCAATTTTTTCAAATCCCATCCATGCACCTATTCTAGTAGCTAAAGTAAATATAGAATCATTTATACCTACTATTGCTTCTCCTACCTTTTTTGCTCCTTCTATTACACTTTCTATATCCCATGATTGAATCCATTTAAAAAGACCCCAAAGTGCAGCTAATCCTAGACCTTTCATTAATATATCCAGTAAATTTCCAGCTGCCTTTTTAATTCCTGCAATCTTTTCAACAGCAAAATCTTTCACTTTTCCTGCCATCATTTTTGCTTTCTTTGCAGCTTCTAACTGCATTTTCTTTGAAAACTTTCCAAATTCTGTCAGTTTTGCTAAAGCCTTTTCTCGTCTTAATGCTTCTGCCCTTTCCTCACCTTCCCTCTTTGCTTTTTCTTTTTCTTGAACTTTTGCACGAGCTTCAGCTAATTTTAAAAAGTCAGCGGTTGTGGCATCTCCTTTTTCTGTTTTTATCTCTAAATTTCTTAGGGTAGCATTGGATTGTTCCAATGTTTTAACCAGTTCGGCCCAATCTTTTCCTGCTGTAAGTGAATCAGCCATGTTTCATTTTCCTTTGTTGTTCTTTTATTCTTTCGTTTTCTTCTTTTATGAAGGTTGCCAATTTATCAACGTAAATATCCCTTTCCCAAGGCAACATATTTTCAACTTCTGTTAAACTCCAATGATGATGTTGAACCATATTGAAAGTTGTATCATAATAATTTGCTAAGTTAATGTGTGAAAGGGCTACTAAAAAAAAGCGGATAATCCTTGCAACGTAAGAGTTGATGTAACTTTCGTGTTTGGATTAGTAACCTCAATATTCTTTTTTAATGTAGGCATAGTTTCAAAGAAATTTTGAAGTTTTTCAAACTGTTGATGATTTAAACTATCCAAAAATGCCTTTCTTTCTTTTTTTGAATAATCCATTACATCAAAAGTTTCTTCACCATTCCATATTTGATACATACAATCTGAAATCATATCAAATAATTTTTCAGTTTCTTTTCCTTTTTCCGTATCAATACTTTGTTTTGATACTGTTCCAAAGTTTGGGTACATCATTAGTACACCAATATCATCTGTTAATTGAATTCTAGCATCATGTTTTTCATCCATTTCAACAACAATCTGAGTCAAATCAATTTCAACATCAACTTCTGTTTCTTCATCATCTGGACATTTAACTTTTAATTTTGCAATTTCCCCTACTGACTTAGCTCGTATATTTAAGAAAATATACTCCATATCAAATAGAGGTAATCTGTCAACATCAACATCATCTAAAGTACAATTTTTAATAATTGTACGAATAGCATCATAAGTTGCTTTATCAGACCCAGTTTCTTGTGCAACTAATAATACCTTTTCTTCTTTTACTAAAAAGGGTCTATATCTAATTTCCTCATCTGTTGAGGGAACATTTAACCTATATTCAGGCGTATTTATTATTGGTAAAGTCATAATATTCTCACTTTATAATGTTAAAATTATCCAAGTAAATTCGATGCCTTTGAAAGTGGGCTCGTATTTATACCTTGATTCACCGCATTAGTTAATGGGCCACTTAATTCTGGTGGTAAATCTTCTATGAATGGAATTCCATCCTTTTCATTTCGTAATTCACCAATAGAAAGATTAATCTCAGAACGATTTCCAAGATTACCAATTTTGAATGTATTCCATTTCCTATATGACCATGTTACATCAAATGTTGAAACATTGCTTGCAGGGTCATGACCAAGTTCTATTGCTCCTACTTCACTTGGAAAACATTCAAAAATTCTTACTCCATAATTATCTCTAAAATCAACTTTAGGAATAGCATATTTATTTTGTTTAGCATCTCTAGGTTCATCTTGTCCTGTAATTTCATCAAATTTAGCTGTTGCTTCTTTAATACCATTGCTAAGATCTGTTGCCCATTTTGCAGCTTCAGATTTAGGTTTTACTGATGCAGTTTGGCCCCCAACAACACTAGTTGTACGAGTATGCACATCAAAATGTGATGTGTATTCATTATAGAAATTAAAGTTACCAGTTATATCATTATAAATTAATTTTTGCCAAGCATCAAAGAAATTCTTAATATGCATTGTACCATCACAGTAAAATGTAGTAGTAATTGTTCCATACATAACACCAGTAGGCCAGGGATATGCAGCTCCATATTGTCTAGGTAAAGTGGTTTGTATTTGTTTTGATGGTATAGAAACTTTACTACAGTAAAGATTCATTTTTTGTTCTTCCCTGCGTGGATTCATGGATTGACTACCTAATATTCTTTTCCAAGTATTTGCAGCCGATGCATTTGCTTGGGTATATCTTTCTTTAAATAGTTCAAGGGTAGAATTATTCATAATGTGAGTTCTCCAATCTAAACTACCATATTTTACTCTACTACCATTTGACCCACTTTTTTTCCCATTGTTTAAAGTTTGTTGTTCAATAGCTTTGGGCATAGCAAATGTACATCTAAAATTAACTGGTCGAGTAAATCCTTCTCCCATACCAATAACAGTTCGTATGGTTTGGATGTCTCCCATTGCATCTTTTTCAAACTTCTTTCTACCACCATCATCTGGTAAGACTCCAAGTTTTCTAAGGATTCCTTGTCCTCGTTTTTTAGTCAGTCCAACACGAACATCGTGCTTTCCTACTTTTACACCTTTTCTAAATATTGACATAATTTTCCTTAATACATTGCTTTTGATTGTCTCCAAACTGTTCCTGTAGAAGCACCTTGAAATCTTTGTAGTGGAAGTGAAGCTGCATAACTCCAATCTTCACCTTTAATTCCATAAAGTCCTTTCCCTCGCACATGACTAAACAAGTATCGTTTAATACATGGTTTTGCAGGGGGATAGTTTGTTATAATATCGTATGACAATCGTAATTTATAATTGTCTGTCAAGTTTCCACTTGCACCTTGTGCCTTAATTAATCTTAACATTAGGTCTATTCGTGCATTTGGTGGTAAATAATGTAAATTAATTCCATAGAATCCATTTCTTGCAAAATCAAATGGAAATATCAACGGCCATACATCCCAATATGGCAATACATCTTTCCACTTTGCATCGTATTGAAACAGATACATTCTACCGATAGTTGGTCTACCAGTAGCTCCAGTATTTCTATCTCCTGTTAATTCCCTTCTTCCAGTAGATGCAGGAAATGCAGCTCGTTGAGTCTGTTTAACAATATCTTTGAACCAAGACATTGCTTGTTTACCCTTTGCTTTTACCTTTGAAAGAAAATCTGTTGCAACTTTATCTGCCATGTATATATTTAGTCGTGTTAAGGTGATCTTCTGTGATTATAATAAACTTCCATCCGTTCTTTTTACATATGTCATGAGCAGCTGTCCATTTTGCTGTATTTCTTGCCCATTCTTTAACTTCATGCATATAAGCTTTAGAAACTCTTTTAGTCGGTCTAGGTGGTTTGGTATATTTCTTTGGTTTAATTTCCACCATAAATTTATCACCATTTTTTGTTTTAATATAGAAATCGGGAAAGTATCTATGTCGTTTTCGGTCTAGTGGTGAAATGTATGGAACTATAAGTTCTTCTGAACCCCATTCCACAATATCATCATTTTCATCACAGTATACCATGAACTTGCGTTCCCATAATGATCTATAAATTATATTATTAATATCCCCTTTGTACTTTTTTCGATTCGCGGGGTGAAATTTACCCTTATAAGACATATAAATAGTTAAAAATACTTCACAGGAATATTTATGCAGAATTTTATATCGCAATCTATGCGAAGAATGGGTCTTGCAGTTGATAATAAAGTAACACCAGTTTCACCAAATACTGGTGATCAAAGAGCTGCAAGTAGTACAGAACCATTAGCACATATGAAGATTGGAAGTAAGTGGTCTTATTCTACTCTTGAATATCCAATGGACATACAATCTAGAGCAGATATGGGTCATTATATGATGTTTTATGTCAATGTTGCTACAGATAGTGGTTATGGAAGAACTGATTCTTTAGAGAAAAAAGGTACACATGGCAATCAAGGTCTTAGAAGAAAAAGAGCAATGAAAGACCCTGCACAAAAAGCAGTTCTTAATGGTGGTGGATATTCAGAAAAGCAACAAGGTACAGCACCAGATGAGACAGGGGATTCTTGGAAGCCTGGATTTAAACCCAAAGTTATAGAAAGAAAACCACATCAAGGTACAGCTGCAGACGCAACAGGAACAAAACGTACACATAGAACCAATGATGCTATTGTTTTGTATATGCCTGCAAATATACAAACTAATTATACAGCTGATTATAAAGATACAGAATTAGGAGCAAATGCGGGAGAGGCTGCAAATATAGTATCAAAAGCAGATGGTACAATTAGTGGTATTGCATCAGCAATGCAATCTGGTGTAGGTATGGCAGCCCACACAGTAGAGCGTGCTGGATTAGCAATGATAGGTACAATGATAGGTGGTGATCTTAATGCGGCCAGAGATAAACTTTCAAACCGAGCTCAGAATAATTTTTTAGAAGCAACATTTACTGGTTTGCAATTTCGTAAATTTTCATTTAATTGGAAGTTTACACCAAAAAGTCCAGAAGAAGCCGAACAAGTATTTAAAATTATTAGAACATTTAAATTTCATATGTTACCAGAATTAAAAGGTGGAACTCATGGTAGATGGTATACTACTCCTGCTGAATTTGATATTTTTTATATGTTTAGAGGAGATGAGAACGAATGGATTAACAAAATTCAAACTTGTATTTTAAGAAATATGGATGTAAACTATGCACCAGATGGGTATCAAACTTTTAGACCAATAGATGGTAAACAAGGAGCTCCTCCCACATCGATAGATATGAAGCTTGATTTCCAAGAAACCAAACTTATTACAAAAGAAGATGCACTAAGGGGTTTTTAATATGTCTTATTTTCAAAATTTTCCAACAGTAATGTATGACCCTATAGGTAATGGGGATAATGCAAAACTTGTAACAAATATTTTACAAAGAGTTAGAATGAGGGCTAACATGAAAAAGAATGTAGTTATGTTAGACCAATATGAAATTCAGGAAAATGAATCTCCTGAAATAGTTGCAGATAGACATCATGGTAGTCCATATTATCATTGGGTTGTTATGATATTGAATGATATTTCCGATGTTTATCATGACTGGCCAAAATCTACCAGACAGTTACAAAAATATGTACAAACCAAATATACAGAAGCACAATTATCTGAAGTACATCATTATGAAATAGCTCAATCATCTGGTGATACTACTATAAAAATTCAAGTTCCACAAGGAACATCTGGTGCAACTACTGTTACTAATTATGAATATGAAACAGCTTTGAATGAAGAAAAAAGAAAAATAGATTTATTAAGAAATGATTATCTTGGATTCTTTACAGAAGAATTTGCATCTTTAATATAAAATAATATGCCAAAAAATACTCAGTTACAGTCGGCAGGAGATTATAATTTAGATAGTGTCCTAATAGTAGGAAGTTCTGGAAAAAGAATAAATGTAATAGATCAAGTTGGAGAACTTAATGTTTACCAAAGTTTAGATTCTCCTTTTATGTCAGGTAATATATTATTATATGATTCTTCTGGTATTGCAGAACTACTTCCATTGTTAGGGCAAGAAAGATTATTATTTTCACTTAGTACTCCTGGCGGGGGTGGAATAGTAAATTTTAATAATTATCATGCTATAATATATAATGTTGAAAAACGATTCCATCAAACAGAAAGAGAACAAGTTCTTATACTTAATTGGACTACGTTAGAACATTATAAAAATCTCCGTACTAAAATTTCAAAATCATTCAAAGGGAATATAAGTGAAATAGTTTCTAATATTTTATCTAGTGATAATTTTCTAGGTACTAAAAAATCATTACATATTGAAAAAACTAAAAATATTAGAAAATATGTAATTCCCAATCTTAATCCATTTCAAGCAATAAATCTTTTAAAAGAAGAAGCTTTAAGTTCTTCAGAAAATGCACCTCATTACTTATTTTTTGAAAATCCAAATGGTATACATTTTAGGTCACTTGACAGTTTAATAGGACAACATGGAGAATTAAATGTTCCTCATAAAATTGTTTATAAATTTCAACCACAAAATGAGCCTAGAAATATTGAAGATTCTTTAGGAACTATTTTATCATGGGAAGGTGACGATAATTCAAATAATTTTTTAAATGTAAAATTAGGTATGTTATCATCTACTCTTTATTATCATGATATATTTAATAAGAACATTCAAAAGTTTGAATATAATTATAACGATACATTCAATAAAAGAAATAATACCAATCAAGAAAATAAAACAGTTGGTACTTTAATACCTCAAAATAAATTAGATGAAAAGGTTATTTCAGAATATTCAAATTCAAAAATATTTGTTCATCCTACAGCAAGTGATAATTTACATTCAGAAGGTACAGACAATAATGCTGAAGAATGGTTACAAGAATCTATTTCAAGAAAATTACAAAGAGATTATTTTACATTAAAAATTGAAACTTATGGAAATACAGATGTTATGTGTGGAGATATGATAAATGTACAAATACCATCAAATAAAACATTACCAAATAATGCAAATAGTACAAGTGAAATCATGGATCCGTTACTGTCAGGAAGATATATGGTAACTAGTATAAGACATAAAGTTACACCTGAACAATCAATGCATAATATGACTATGACAGTAATGAAAGATTCTTTAGAAAGGGCTACTTCTGCAATAGAAGTAAATTATCCAGAACCACCACAAGGAATAGTTAAAGTTTCAGAAAAGGTTGAATCTAAAAGATTAGAACCAAAAACTAAAAAACCAACACCAATTAATCAAGCACCAATAATGCAAGTTTGGGAAATGGATAAATAGTATTATTATGAGAACATACGAACAATTCATAAAAGAGGGAGTTTATGATCCCAATATCTTCAAGGCAGTATTCATGGCTGGAGGGCCTGGGTCTGGTAAGTCTTTTATTGCCAATAGGACTACTGGTGGTTTAGGATTAAAGATAATCAACTCTGATGCTCCATTTGAACGATTTCTGAAAAAGGAAGGACTTTCCTTAAAGATGCCTGAATCAGAAACCGAAAAAAGAGATGTAGAACGATTAAGAGCAAAGAAGGTAACTGCATCAAAGAAATTTCATGCAGTTCAGGGTCGTTTAGGAATTCTTATAGATGGTACTGGTCATGTATATGACAAGGTTGCAAAACAAGCATCAATGTTGCAACAACTTGGATATGAAACCTCAATGGTTTTTGTTAATACCTCACTAGAAGTTGCACTTGCAAGAAACGAACAGAGAGCCCGTTCAGTACAACCTAAATTAGTAAAGAAAAGTTGGCAGGATGTCCAAAATAATATGGGTAAGTTTCAGAGTTTTTTTGGGCCTAAGAGTTTCTTTATTGTGGATAATAATGGAGTAGAAGAAGATATGTTGGAAATAAGTACTAAACATATCAGACGAGCAATATCAAAACCAGTAAGAAATCCTATTGCATCAGCATGGATTGCAAATGAATTAAAGAAAAAATCTAAACCAAAAGATAAAGAGGTAAGATTTAAATCATATAATGTAAAAAAAGATGGTAAAAAAACAGGAGATAAAATGATTTGGCAAGTACCAAAAAAGGATGGTAATAAATGAGTTGGTTAGAAATATTAGGTTGGTTTTTTGGTGTAACTGCCGTAACTAATTTTTGTTGGTTTAAGGGAGTTAGAGCAGGAATCAAACATTCAATAATGACATTAAACTTAGATGCTGAGCAAATAAATACATTAAATAAAGAGTTAGAAAAAAGTCAAAGTAAATTAGTATTAAATTAGTCAAGATTTCAATTTTCATAAATAATAGTGTTTACACTATAGGAAAAAGGAAAAACCTTCATGTACCAATTATCTACTTGGCAAGTAGAAGTTAGCGATGGATTAAAATATGTAGGCGACAAGGAATCAGCATATCGTTATGCAGAAAAATTACAATCGGAAGGAAGGAATGTTGAAGTTTATGAGGATGGTAGACTTGTATCACGATTAAGGTCACAGAAACAGTATTCCCTGTTTGTATAAATATAATAACAACAGATAACAAAAAGAAAAATGGCATTAGATAAAATCAGAACAGAACTAATAGCAGATGATGCAATAACTTCAGACCAGTTAGGAGTTGGTGCAATCGCGGGTTCAGATATAGCTGCAGATGTAATAGAAATAAAACCACACATCAAGCCTGGAACTTTATATCCAGCTTATTTAGCAAAACTTTTAGATGGAACTACATCTCATTCTGGTGCTTATGGTACAACTCAAAGTGATGGTCGCAACTATTACTATACTGAGATTAAAGGAAGCAAGTCTATTAATGACCCTAGAATTGGGGCTCATTTTGGAGTACATAGACATAAATTTAAATCCCTTCAAATATTGTTAAATGAAACTGCTCATCAAAAACTGAATGTTTATTCGTTAGATGGTAGAGAATGGTGTAGAGCGGTTTCTGTGACAGCTGAATCTTTGCCTGCTACCGAAAAGATTAATATTGTAAACAATTCTTTTGGTGAATATCTTGCTATGAATAATGATGGAGTATTTATTGAAATAACTGGATATTTTAGTGATATACATTGGATTCAGTTTGCTTCTGCAACTAGAAAAGTTAGGTATACATTAGATGGAGGAACAGAGGTTGGTACAGATTTTGGTACTTCATCAATAACATCTCCATATGATACAGCAAGATATACAGACAATGGTTCTGTTACAAAACTTGGAATAGGTGCCACTTTAGGAATTCACACAATAAAAATAAGAAGAAATGCGGGAGATGCTATTTTTGCTTATGGTTTTGAATTTGTTGCACAGGACACTACATCATCTGCAACTAGAGTTAAAATTCAAGTACCAGCTCAAAATGTGGTTAGTTATGGTAAAAAGTTTGCATTAAGTGCAGCTGCACATCATTATGACCCATTTAATACTATGTCTTATGGTGGTTCTGGAACTACAGCATCAGCATTAGGAAATCTTATTGATACTGCAACTTCTTTAGGAATGGAAAATTGGAAAGCAGGAGGGGATAATTTTCATAGGCCATTTAACGGCGGTCGTGTGGTAAAATGGATAGCATCGGATGGTACGATAAAAACCTCAGTTACTATGATGCCCCCAAATGCACAGAATATGCAAACATCAGCTTCTAATCCAATATCAAATGCAGAAGTTATTGCAGGAACTAATGGTGAAAATATTAATTTTGATACTACTAATCCTGACCACTCACTTTCTGAGGTTGCTCGAACTTTTAATGTTATGGAATTCGGAAACGGAGGTGCGAATAACAATACCAGCTATAGAGATCCAAGTATGGCTGAAAACCTTGATGTTAGTGGTGGACTTAAATGGTCATATGCTATGACAGATTCACTGACCACTATTACATCTATGGATAGTAAATCTGTTCCTGCCCAACAAGGAGTGCTTGCTGATGCAGAGAATGATTATACTAATCTTACATTTATAGGAACAGGAATATCTTTTAGACTTTCTGCATATCAAGTAGGACATTATGAGTGTGTAATGAATGCACCATATGGTACTCATGCTGTCAGAGTTAAATGGACAGGAGGTAATGATACTAATATAGTTTTTGACGGAATTGATATTGGACTTTTGAATGATGGTGGATATGGTAGTTATGCAGATGTAACTTTTTATCAACCTAAGATGCCTCCAGTACCAGATGACGCTTGTATCATCGCAGACTATATGCTGATGGCAGATTGGGTAAATTTAAATGTACTTCATTCTAGTGGAGCTGGGTTTGGTGTAAGTAAGGGTGCAAGATGGCAAGCAGCTGACAGAGATATACATTTTGAGGGAAACGCATCACCAACTTTAACAACTGCTGGTTCTGACCCTAACAACTATAGACACAAATGGTTAGATATTGGAACTCATGCGGATACTGATATATCATATCCAGCATTTGCGGATATAGCTCATGCAGGTGGATTTAATATGCATGGTGATGATCCAAAGTGGAAAGTCAATCATCCAGGCGGTGAATATCATAATAATGGAACAGTATCAGGCAATGCAGATACAAGTACTCAGACTTTTATAGGTGGAGGAAATGGTACAGGTTCGCCGACATTTGAATTAAGTAATAACAAATTTAGATTAGTAGGAACTACTACTGGTAATATGAATTTTGATGGATTTTGGTTTAATATTCCAATTCATACTTCACATCACTACCAGCCTTTTGAAACGCCTTTTGTTAAAGAATTAATTGGAGGCGACAGAAACATGGAGCAAACTAATCTTATAGTATCTCATGATGGTAAAACATGGGATGAACTTACGCGAGATACCAGCTATATTGGAATGCAATGTGGATTTAGACTTTCCTCAGAAATTAGTTTTGCAGCCGACCATACAAATATGGTTAGATTTACTTTACAAAGAGGTGGTGAAGATGGTGAACGTGCAA